GCCGTCACTGTACATATTTTCTCGTGTCAATGTATTATAGGGTAAGAAAGGAGGAACAAACCAATGCAAGGTATAGAATATTTAAGAAAAAAGTTACAAAATTATAGATATGGAGCATTGAAAAGACAGTTAATATATGACATGAAAAATAAGGATATAGAACCTAGTATAGCAATCCCGCAACAGTTAAGACAACAATATCAAGCAACATTGGGTTGGTGCTCAAAGGCAGTTGATAGTGTGGCGGATAGATTAGTCTTTAGAGAGTTTACAGATGATAACTTTAATATAAATGAAATATTCCAAATGAACAGTTCGGATGTTTTGTTTGATGATGCAATGCTATCAGCTCTAGTAAATTCATGCAGTTTTATATATATAAGCGAAGGTGAAGAAAATATACCAAGACTGCAAGTTATACAAGGGTCAGAAGCGACAGGTATATTAGACCCAATAACGAGATTACTTATAGAAGGTTATGCGGTTTTATCTAGGGATGATTTTGGAAAGCCAATTGAGGAATTATACTTTGTAGCAGGTAGGACAGATTATTACTTAGATGGTAAATTAGTGACGTTCGCAGAAAATAACGCACCTTACCCGTTGTTAGTACCAATAATCCACAGACCAGATTCAAGCCGACAATTTGGAAGGTCAAGAATAACAAAATCAGCTGTATATTGGCAAAGATACGCAAAGAGAACATTGGAAAGAGCAGATGTAGCATCAGAGTTTTATTCGTTCCCGCAAAAGTATGTAGTAGGACTTAGCCAAGAAGCAGAACCAATGGACGCATGGAAAGCAACTATATCAGCTATGTTACAATTTACAAAAGATGAAGAAGGAGACCAGCCAAAACTAGGGCAGTTTCAACAACAATCAATGGCGCCCTTCACCGAACAATTAAAGAATGCTGCTAGTGGATTTGCTGGTGAAACTGGATTGACATTAGATGATCTAGGGTTTTCAACAGATAATCCATCATCAGCCGAAGCAATAAAAGCTAGCCACGAAACATTAAGACTTGCAGCAGAAAAGGCTCAACGTGATTTTGCACTAGGTTTTCTAAATGTTGGGTATTTAGCAGCTTGTTTAAGAGATAATATTCCTTACAAAAGAAATCAACTCTATCAAACTAAAGCTAAATGGCAACCAGTATTCAAACCAGATGCCTCAACTATTTCATTAATAGGGGATGGAATTATAAAAGTGAACCAAAGTGTGCCTGGTTACTTTACAAGTGAAGTAATTAGAGATTTGACAGGAATAGAAGGGGGAACAAGATGGTAACTGATATAGCACCTGAACTGTTAGAAAAATTAAGGAAGTCATTTAGTGAAAAGTTTAATAAAAATAAAAATATAGATAAAATATTAGCTATAATACGAGATGGGAAACCGACCTATTCAGAGGTTAACAATTTATCGATTGAAGTTGGGGATATCCTTGCAGAAGTATTTAAAGAAAATCTATCGGCCGATACATTGCCTGATGGGCGAATGTATTACAATATAGCCAAACGTACAGTAGAGCCAATGATGGTAAATAATTATAATATTGTCACAGACAACGCAGCAGTAGTGCAAGAACTTTTAAATAGACAAGCAGGCATAGGAATTAAGGCACAAGTTCCGGCATTAAACAAAAGTCGAATAGATGGAATAATTAATAAGCTAGACGAAGAAGAATTCTTTGACAATATAAAATGGATTTTAGATGAACCTGTAAAAAACTTTACACAATCAGTAGTAGATGATGTAATAGAATCAAACGTAAAATTCCATGAAGGATTAGGATTATCCCCGACAATTACCCGAATAATAAGCGGCAATTGTTGCGATTGGTGCAAGGAAATATCGGGAAAATACAAATACCCAGACGTTCCAAATGATGTATTTAGACGTCATAGATTTTGTAGATGTACAGTGGAATACGACCCAGGTGATAATAGAAAGCAGGATGTGTGGACTAAGCAATGGCGGTAATTCCCTAGCTAGGAAAAAGCGAGAGGAATGACAATATGACTAAACGAATAGGAAAACAAACACCTACAAAATCAAAGATATTACCATTCGAGAAAACCTCAGCAAATGAAGCTATAAAATCATACCAAAAATCTAAAAGAAAAGCTTATGAGTGGCAAACAAATATACTAGGTGCAATTTTAGCAACAAATGATGAAGGCTTATGGGTACATATGAAATTTGGTTTTTCTGTACCTAGGCAAAATGGTAAAAATGAAGTAGTAGCCATGAGAGAGCTTGGAGGGTTGAAAAGGGGCGAAAAAATCCTTCATACAGCCCACAGAACCACAACGAGTGGAACGGCCTTTAATCGTTTATTGTCAATCATGGAAGATTGTGGTTATGAAGAAGGCGAACATTACACAAAGATAAAAGCAATAGGTCGAGAAAGTATTGTAATGATAGATGGAGGAAAGATTGATTTTAGAACTAGAACCTCCACAGGCGGCCTAGGCGAGAGTTTTGATTTACTGGTCATAGACGAGGCCCAGGAATACACAGACGACCAAGAATCAGCTTTAAAATACACCATAGCAGCGAGTCCGAATCCTCAAACAATCTTAATAGGGACTCCACCAACACCAATATCAAGCGGCACAGTTTTTACTAATTTAAGAAATGCTACACTAGAAGGAAACAATGAGGACACTGGTTGGGCAGAGTGGAGTGTAGAAGAACAATCAGATGTAAGAGATGTAGATTTATGGTATCAAACTAATCCTAGCCTAGGAATAAGGTTGACAGAAAGAACTGTAAGGTCAGAAGTCGGAGATGATGATTTAGACTTTAATGTTCAACGTTTAGGACTATGGATTAAATATAATCAGAAATCAGTTATCAGTGCAAACGAATGGGAAGAAATAAGGATTGAAAAATTACCTAAGTTAAAAGGAAAACTATTTGTGGGTATTAAATATGGGCATGATGGCACAAATGTAGCCATGAGCATTGCGGTAAAAACCGTAAATGATGATATATTTGTAGAATCAATAGATTGCCAAAGTATAAGACAAGGCAACGCATGGATAATAGCATTTTTAAAACAAGCAGATGTACAAGAAATCATTATCGATGGAGCAAGTGGGCAGAGCATCTTAGCAAGTGAAATGAAAGATGCTAGAATTAAAAAACCTATATTACCTACTGTAAAAGAAATTATTGTTGCCAACTCCACCTTTGAACAAGGATTATTTCAACAAACTATCAAACATAAAGGACAACCTTCATTAACGCAAGTAGTTACAAATTGCGATAAAAGAAACATAGGTACAAGTGGTGGCTTTGGGTATCGCTCACAGATAGAAGAAAATGATATTGCACTTATGGACAGTATAATATTAGCTTTTTGGGCAGCCTCTAACAGCAAGCCAGTTAAGAAACAAAAGATTAGTTATTAGGAGGTGTAATCGTGGAGACGGTCTTAAAAGAAATATTAAAAGAACTAGCTAAAATACGTAAAGCTTTAGAAAAAATAGCAAATAGATAATAAGAGGTGACAGTGTGGCTAAGTATAGAAAAAAACCAGTTGTTATTGATGCATGGCAATTTACAAAGGAAAACTATAAAAAAGGAGTACCTTATTGGATTAAACACTCTAATAGAAAAGCGGATTTATGGAGTCAATATGGTGGTGATGTTATTGAAGGAGAAATAGAGACACTTGAGGGAAGTTACACAGTGTCTGAGAATGACTATATCATCAAAGGAGTGAAAGGCGAGATATATCCTTGCAAACCAGATATATTTCAAATGACATATGAGTTAGTAGAATTATAGGGGGTGGTCCTATATCTCGTTTGTAGCATACGTTAGCTACTTATTTATTACGTCTTTAAGCAATAGACGTTAAACAGGCTTATTTTTAATATTTTAAATTCGTAGCTATGCGAAAAATAGCTTATCTAAGCGTGGACTATACCACGTTAAAAAATGTAAGAGAAAAGGAGAATAAAAATGAACAGAGAAGAATTAAGAGCATTAGGACTTACAGACGAACAAATAGAAAAAGTATTAGAAAGCCATGGCAAAACAATAAAAGCTGACAAAGAAAAGTTGGTAGACTATGATGATATTAAAGTTGAAAATAAAACCTTGAAAGATACAGTTACCACTTTAGAAAATTCATTAAAAGATTTTGAAGGATTTGAGGACAAACTAACCGAGAAAGACAACAAAATCAAGGAATATGAGATTAAAAACCTTAAATATCGCATAGCTAATGAAAGCGGAATTCCACTAGAGCTTGCAGGTAAATTATCAGGAGAAACAGAAGAAGATTTAAAGAAAGATGCTGAAACTTTATCATCTTTTATAAGCAAGAAACAAGTTTTACCACTAAGACCCACCGAACCAAGAACAGACGACGACACAGCACCCTATAAGGAGATGCTGGATAATTTAAAATTAGATTAAAGGAGAGATAAATTATGACTTTAGAAAGAGGTACATTATTTGAGCCGAAATTAGTAACAGACTTAATTAACAAGGTAACAGGGGAAAGTTCACTAGCGGCTTTGTCCCGACAAACACCAATACCATTTAACGGACAAAAAGAGTTTGTATTTACTATGGATAATGAGATTGATGTAGTAGCAGAATCAGGAAAGAAATCTCATGGTGGAGTATCGTTAGCACCTAGAACAATAGTACCAATTAAAGTAGAATATGGTGCTAGGGTATCAGACGAATTTATATACGCATCCGAAGAAGAAAAAATATCTATATTAAAGGCATTTAACGATGGCTTTGCTAGAAAGGTAGCTAGGGGGTTAGACCTAATGGCATATCACGGGGTTAACCCTAGAACTGGCACAGCATCAGCAGTAATTGGCACTAATCACTTTGATTCTCTTGTAACTAACACAGTTGAATCACCTTTAAACATGGCAACAGCTAACGCAGATATTGAAGCTGCAATAGCAATGATTGAAGAAGTAGATATAACCGGTATGGCTATGTCCCCAGCATTCAGAAGTGCACTGGCTAAGTTAAACAAAACAGATGGCAACCCAATGTTTCCAGAATTAGCATGGGGAAATTCTCCATCTTCAATAAATGGCTTAAATATTGTTGTAAACAAGAATGTATCAGATATGTCTACTGTAAGAGATAGAGCAATTGTAGGAGATTTTGGAAATTCATTCAAATGGGGATATGCAAAACAGATTCCATTAGAAATCATTCAATTTGGAGATCCAGATAATAGCGGGTTAGACCTTAAAGGTTACAACCAAGTGTACCTAAGAGCAGAAGTTTACCTAGGTTGGGGAATTATGGAGCCTGATAACTTTACAAGAATCACAGAAGCATTAGCTTAGGAGTGGTTTTATGAGATATATAAATATAAAAACTGGGGCTATTATAGATAGCCCTTCTAAAATTATAAGTAATAATTGGGTCCTAGAAGGTAAAAAAATAGTTACAGAAGAATTTGAAAACTATACCAAGACAGAACTATTTAAAATACTTGAAAGCCAGAACATAGCCTATAAACCAGAACAGACAAAAAAGGAACTAATTGCTTTATTGGAAGGTGATTAATATGGCGGATTTTGCAAATATAAATGATGTTATAGCGTTGTGGAGAGACTTAAAACCTAATGAAATTGACCGCACAAACGCTCTTTTGCCTGTAGTAACAGACAGTTTGAGAATTGAAGCAAAAAAGGTTGGCAAAGATTTAGATGCTATGGTTGCAGAAAGTCTATCTTACGCAAATGTAGTTAAATCAGTAGTTGTTGATATAGTGGCAAGAACTCTAATGACTTCCACAGACCAAGAGCCGATGACGCAATATAACCAAAGCGCATTAGGATATTCGGTGTCGGGTTCTTTTTTAGTTCCAGGCGGTGGTCTGTTTATTAAGAAATCCGAACTTGCAAGATTAGGATTAAGAAAACAGCGATACGGGGTGATTGATTTCTATGACCAAGATTAAAGGAATTACAGTCACACTCATAAGCAAAAAAGAGACTGGAAAAGACCCATTCGGCGCTGCAATCTATGAAGATATAGAAATCGAAGTTGAGAACGTGTTAGTTAGTCCGACTTCAAGTACAGACGTACTAAATCAGCAGAATTTAACAGGTAGAACTGCGGTATATACCTTAGCAATTCCAAAAGGTGATACTAATGTATGGGAAAATCAAGAAGTACATTTTTTCGGCAAACGGTGGAGAGTGTTCGGAATCCCATTACAAGGGATTGACGATCTAATTCCGCTTGATTGGAATAAAAAAGTGACGGTAGAACGTTATGAGTAAAACAGTGTTTAAACTCAATCGAAAAGGCGTTTCTGAACTCATGAAATCCGATGGTATGCAAAAGATTTTAAAGGACAAGGCATCAGAAATTAAAAACCGGTGTGGTGATGGATTCGAACAAGATATCCATATCGGTAAAAACAGAGCCAATGCTATGGTTTATGCAGAAACAATACAAGCCAAAAAAGAAAATTTAGATAACAACACGATCTTAAAGGCGGTGCGGTAAATGATAGAAGTTATAATTTTAAATCACCTCAAAACAAAACTAACCGTGCCAGTTCACTTAGAAAAACCTGATCCAACACCAACAGAATATGTATTATTTGAAAAAACAAGTAGTGGGCGAATCAATATGTTAGACTCGTCCACTTTTGCTTTTCAAAGTTATTCAAACAGCATGTACAATGCAGCGAAACTTAATGAAGAAGTAAAACATGCGGTTGATAGTTTATTAGAACTTAACGAGGTCGCAGGTGTAAAACTAAATAGAGATTACAATTTTACAGATACAACTACCAAACAGTATAGATATCAGGCAATATATGATATTAAACATTATTGAGTAAAGGAGAATTGAAATGTCAAATGCAGAAAACGTAACATACGGTAAGCCCAAAATAGGTGGTGCAATATATACAGCCCCATCTGGCACAGAATTACCCATAGATGCAACATCAGAATTAGCTGCCACTTATAAAAGTTTAGGGTACATAAGTGAGGATGGATTAACAAATTCAAACTCACCAGAATCGGAAACGATTAAAGCATGGGGAGGTGATGATGTACTTGCGGTACAGACAGCCAAACCAGATACTTTTGCTTATAAACTGATTGAAGGTTTAAATATTGAGGTTCTAAAAGCAATTTATGGTGCTGATAATGTAACTGGTGACATCTCAACAGCCGGAGGAATTACTGTTAAAGCGAACAGCAAAGAACTTCTTGAACATGTTGTAGTGGTAGATATGGTCATGAAGGGTGGAATCTTGAAAAGAATTGTCATACCAAGTGGTAAAATTACGGAAATTGGAGAAATTGGATATGTTGACGCTGATGCGGTTGGTTATGAAGTCACATTACAAGCATTTCCAGATGTTGAGGGAAACACGCATTATGAATATATAGTTGACCCATCTGTAACAGTATAGGAGAGATAGATTATGATTAAAGGTAAAACAAAAACGGGATTCGAGTATGAAATCAAAAAAGAATCACTTAATAATTACGAACTGCTTGAAAATATAGCAGAATTAGAAGAAAATCCGTTATCGGTTACTTCTATTGTTAAACATCTTTTAGGTAAGGAACAGGCAAAAACACTAAAAGAGCACGTAAGAAACGAAAATGGAATTGTAGAAATTGATAAAATGACCGAAGAAATTACCGAGATGTTAAACAACGGGAGTCAAGAAACAAAAAACTTATAGTCCTTGCACAGATGATAAGAACTGATGAAAATGCGCTTATTTGCGACTTAGCAGAAACTTACCAAATATACGATTATAAGCAGTTTCCACCAAATATGGTGGCTGTTTTTGCGTGCGGGCTAAAAGATAGCTCACGTATAAAGATTAAGATTAGTGGCTCAAAGGTGTCGCCTGAGATTTTAATGCTAACTGGGATAGTTGATAGGCTTAATTTAATTTTATGGACAAAGACAAAAGATGCTCAAAATGGTCGCAACCGTCCAAAATCTGTATTAGATACCATGTTCAAAAAAGAAAGCGAAGTAAGCGCATTTGCGTCTGGCAAGGATTTCGAAGAAGAAAGACAACGACTACTTAATAAAGCAGAAAGGAGGTAACCAAATGGCTACAGAATTAGGTCAAGCGTATGTTCAGATTATGCCATCGGCAAAAGGAATTAGTGGAAGTATAACGAAAACAATTGGCCCCGAAGCTGAATCCGCTGGCCAAAGTGCGGGAAGCAAAATAGCAAACGGCATCAAAGCAGTTATTGTAGCAGCAGGAATCGGTAAAGCTTTATCATCTGCAATAACAGAAGGCGCAGCATTACAGCAATCTGTTGGTGGTATAGAAACATTATTTAAAGATAGTGCAGGTAAGCTAATAGGATATGCAAAAGAAGCATATAAAACGGTTGGTGTATCATCAAATGAGTATATGGAAAATGTCACATCTTTTTCTGCATCACTTTTGCAATCAATGGGTGGTAACACGAAAAAAGCTGCAGAAGTCGCAAATATGGCAATGGTTGATATGGGTGATAATGCTAACAAGATGGGTTCTGATATGGGTTCTATTCAGAATGCTTATCAGGGATTTGCAAAAAACAACTATACAATGTTAGATAACCTTAAATTAGGATATGGCGGAACCAAAACAGAAATGCAGCGTTTATTAAAAGATGCAACAAAGTTAACAGGCGTTAAGTATAACATAAAAAACCTAGACGATGTATATACTGCAATCCATGTTATACAGGATGAAATAGGGATTACAGGCACCACAGCTAAGGAAGCCGAAGAAACATTTACAGGATCACTTAATGCTTTGAAATCGGCTCTAAAGGACACATTCGGCAACATGGCTCTTGGCGAAAACCTTGGGCCTTCTTTAGAAGCATTAAGTAGCACCTTCTCAACATTTTTCTTCAATAATTTTATCCCAATGGTCGGAAATGTTTTGTCTTCTTTACCT